TTGAAAACAAAATAGCAGGTGTTACTTTAACATTTGATTTGATTACTTATAACGATATGACTATTTGCTAATGGCAAAAGAATTAAAAAATGTAAATGATGTATTAATTCGCTTTAGGGATTACGTTATACAACAAAGTAGAAGTAATTTATCTAAAAGTGATAAGAATGTTTCTAAGGAACTATATAATAGTTTGAAAGGAGAAATATTAACTGAGAATAATTATTCAATCGTGGGATTCTCTATGGCTGAATATGGTCAGTTTGTAGATAAAGGAGTTAGAGGTAAAACAAGTTCAGCAAAAGCTCCTAACAGTCCATTTAGATTTGGTACTGGTTCAGGTAAAAAAGGTGGTTTAACTAAAGGTATAGATAAATGGGTTCGAGCGAGAGGTTTTCAATTCCGAGACAAAAAGAGTGGGAAGTTTTTGAGTTACGAGCAAACAGGATTTCTTATTTCTCGCAGTATTTTTCACAAAGGAATTAAGCCAAGTTTGTTTTTTACTAAACCATTTGAAGCAGGTTATAAAAAATACATAGATACAGATTTAATGAAAGCATTTGGTCAAGATGTAGATACAATGGTAGATTCTAATTTAAAAGATATAAAATGATAATATATTCAAGAAGTCCGTACTTCATAACAATTAACGAATCAGGTCAAGTTGGTTCACGCATAGAATTAAGATTGTGGAATGGTACAGGTTCAGCACCTACTGCTGCTACTTATACTTTTAGCAAACCAAGAGCATCTGCAACACAATTAGAAAACGTTTATAATATAAGTCCTTTTGTAAAAGAGTACATAGATAATATAGCACCTATTTACTCATCATCACAAACCGATTCTACTTTAATGTGGGTAAACGTGCAAGTTAAAAGATTTAAAGAAACTTCTACAGGAACTTATACATTATTAGATACTACAACCTATTTAGGCACAAATGGATATACTTCTTTTTCTGATGGATATAATTATACTGATTCATCAAATAGCTTTATGTTATTGTCAGACAATACTAAAGAGATTAAATATGACATTACAAAAGACATACCATACGTTAATGTATTAATAAATCCAACTTCAGGAGATACTATAGTAGCTACTTATAAAGATTTAAGAGGAAGAAATGAAGTAGATGTAACATATACAGCTGCAAAAGGAATGTTAAAAATACCTTTATCAACTGATAGTATTAAATACAATAAAGGAAATACACTAGATATTACATATAATACTACAACTAAAAGCTATAGAGTTATTCCAATTTGTGAGCCTAAATATACTCCAGTAATTTGCTCTTATATTAATCGTTTTGGTGGATGGCAATTCTTAACCTTTTTTAAGACACGTATAGACAACATAAATGTAAAAGGTAGTACATTTAACTTATTACCAAGTTCAGTTAATTATAACGTGTCTAAAGGACAAAGCAAAGGGTTTAATATTAATGGTAATCAATCAGTAAAATTAAGTAGTGGATTTGTACCTGAAAACTATTCTGATTTAATACAAGATTTGCTATTAAGCGAAACAGTATTATTAGATGGTTTACCTGTTAAAGTTAAGACACAAGCTACAACGTTAAAGACTTCTTTAATAGACAGAAATATAAATTACGAAATAGAGTTTGATTACGCATTTAATTTAATTAACAACGTTATTTAATGGTAACAGTAGGATTATATATTTATATAAATGATGTAGCAAGAAGAATTGAATTATTTGACGATGAAAAGATATCAATAAATAGTTCAGTTCAAAACGCTTCAGACATTTCAAAAGTTTACACAGATTTCAGTCAATCTTTTACAATACCTGCTAATGAACATAATAATGCTATCTTTTCGCACTGGTATGAAAATAGTATAGATGGTGGATATGATGCAAGACAAAGAAAGAAAGCTTATATTGAGTTAGATACTATACCTTTTAGAAATGGAAACATACAACTAGAAAAAGCTACTTTAAAAAATGGTGTGCCTGAAAATTACACTATTACTTTCTTTGGTAGTTTAGTATCTTTAAAGGACACTTTTGCAGGTAAGAAATTAAGTGAATTAGATTATTCTGCACATACTATTAATTATAGTGCTACTAAAGTAATTGATTCTGTAAAAGGTGAAGTAAATAACGATGTTAAATTTCCTTTAATTACTTCTAATCGTTTATGGGATGATGAAGCACCTGAAAATATAACTACAAGTGCTAAAGCTATTGAATATACAGAACTATTCCCTGCATTAAGAGTTAGTAAAATATTTGAAAGTATAGCTGATTTTTACAATATAACTTTCAATGGTTCATTCTTAACAGACCCAAGATTCACAAGGACTTTTTTATGGTTAAAAAATGCTGATGTATTTAAAGCTAAAAGTAGTGAGTTACTTATCAATATGGTATCTGCAAGTTCAGAAGACCCTATTATAGATGGAGTTATAGTTCCAAACTTTACAACTGATTTTTTTACATATAATGGTTTAGGTTGGTATAGTGATGAAATTGTAGGAGATAGATATATAATAGGATGTGAAGCTATACTTTATTTACAAGCAAACGTAGCAAATATACCTTGCACATTAAACGTTTACAAGAATGGTATTATAGCATATTCAGTTCCTTTTTTATCTGCTACATCACCTTCTTCATCTATTGCTGTTATATTTGATGATGTTATAAACGGAACTGATTTAAGAGGTGACTATCAACTAAAAGTTATATCTGATTCACCAATTACTTTTTCTTCAGAAATATTATTTATAATTAGATATGAAGGAGTTGATAATGAAGGGAATCCTGGAATACAACAAAGAAATTATTTAATTACAAACGCAACAAATCAATCTACAAATTCAAGTTTAAACTTAGCTTCTTATATGCCTGATATTAAGGTTGAAGATTTCTTTAGTGGAATATTAAAAATGTTTAATCTAACTTGTTTAGGATATGAAGAAAACGTATATACTATAGAGCAGTTAGAAGATTGGTATAATGACGGAAGTATTGAAGATATAACACAATACACTATTAGCGACGATTTAGATATTAGCAAATTAGAAACATTTAAAAACATAAACTTTAATTACACAAAAAGTGAAAGTTTTATGAATGTTGCCTATTTAGGAAACAATGGTTTTGAGTATGGAAACTTAAGAGCAGATTTGAATTCTGAAGGTTCAGATTATTCTGTTCAATTACCTTTTGAGAATTTATTGTTTCAAAAGTTTAGTGGTCAAAACTTGCAAGTAGGTTACTCTTTAAAAACAGACTTTAAAGCTTACATACCTAAACCTATTGTGTTATACGATTATGGTACTTTACAAAGTTGTAATTTCTTTTTAAAAGGTACATCTACTCCAGTTAATATAACTACATACAATGCTTTTGGTCAAGATACTTTAATTAGTAGTGTAAATCAAAGTCTAAACTTTGGTATAGAAGTTAGTTCATTATTATTAACTCCAATATCAAATACTTTATATTCTAATTACTATCAATCGTATTTAGAAAACATCTATAATTTAAAGTCAAGAAAGTATAATGTAAAAGCTGTATTACCTATTAGCTTATTAACTTCTTTAAAATTAAATAACAGATTAATAATACGTGATAAGAGATATATTATTAATAATATGAAAATAGACTTAACAAGTGGTGAAGTAGATTTTGAATTAATAAACGATTTTAGAGTAATATGATAAAAGAAATATTAAATCTGTTAATGCTTGAAAACCATTACGGACAAAGTGAAACAATAGAAATAGCAAAAGGTAAATATGAATTACCAAGTAGTTGGAATAAAGGATTAAATCAAATTAAAAGACTTATTAAATGGCAAAGACAGTAGAAGTAGATTTACAAGTAAATAACAATCTTGAACCAACTATAAAAAACTTAAGAGAATTAAAAAAGCAGTTAAGAGAAACTGCGGCAGGTTCTAGAGAGTTTGATAGATTAAGTGCTAGTATTCGTGATATGGAAGATTCTATATCTGATGCTAAAGCTACCAATGATGACTTTTTAGGTCAATTAGAAAACGCTTCTGGTCCATTAGGTGCGTTAGGACAAGGTATTCGTGGTGCAGAAAGAACATTCTCAAGTTTTAATGGTGCTTTAAAAGCTTCTATTATTGGTGCTATAGTTGCTTTAGTAGCAGGATTAGCTGCTGCGTTTAGTAATAATGAAAAAGCACAAAAGAAATTACAGCCATTAATGCAAGCATTTGAGAAAATACTTGGTGGTGTATTTGCAGTTGTAGAGCCATTATTTGATGTATTTATAGATTTAGCTACAAAAGCTTTACCTTATGTTAGTGATGCATTTAAAGTAGTTTATTCAAGTGTTACAGCAGTATTCCAATCTATAGGTAAATTAGGCTCAGCAGTTGGTAAATTAATATCAGGTGATTTTAGTGGTGCTTGGGAAGATGCTAAAGGCGCTGTTACTGGATTTAGTAAAAACTTTGATGCTGCTAAAAACAGATACGACAAAGGTTCTAAAGAAATGACTGCTTTAGAAAAAGAAAACGCTGCTAAAAGAGCAGAAGCATTAGAAAAAGAGAATGAGCGTAAAAAAGCAGCAGCAGATAAAACAGAAAGTGAAGCTGCTGAAAGAAGACAAAAAGAAAAAGAAGCAGAAGAAAAAGCTTTAGAAGAAAGAAAGAAAAGAAGACAAGAAGAAATTGATTTTCAAATTGCTTTAGATAATATAGGTAGAGAAAGAAGGGTAAATGAAGCTTTAGAAAAAGAAGCTGCTGATGCAAAAGTTTTATCTGATGCAACTGCTATGGTAGATGCTTTAGAAGCTGAAGACCAAAGAAGATTAGATAATGAAAAGAAAGTTAGTGAAGATTCTATTAAAAACGCACAAGCTGAAGCTGAAGCTAAAAGAAATATAAATAATTTAGCAATTCAATCTGCACAAGGTTTAGTTAGTATATTAGCTTCTTTAGGTGAAAAGAATAAAGGTATTCAAAGAGCAGCTTTATTAGCAAATAGTGCATTATCTATTGCTGAAATTATAAATAATACAAACGTTGGTGCTGCTAAAGAGGTTGCTACAAAAGGTATTCTTGGTTTAGGAACTTCTACAGTTTTATATGCTAAAATGGCAATAAGTATAGGTTCTGTTCTTGCTGCTACTGCCAAAGGGTTAAGAGGATTAGGTGGTGGTTCTGCAGGTTCTGCTGGAGCTGCTGCAAGTGCAGGTAATCGTGGTGGTACTGAAAGTGCAAGTCAAACACCTGCCTCTGTATCACCTACATTTAACGTGGTAGGAACTTCAGGACAAAATCAAATAGCACAAACATTAGGCAACCAAAGACCTGTTAGAGCATTTGTAGTGTCAAATGATGTATCTACTGCACAAGCTTTAGATAGAAATATAGTTAAGACTGCTACTTTAGGCAATTAAACAAAAACATAATAATTTAATTTATAAATAAAAATTCAATGAGAATAGTAGAATTAATTATAGACGAAAAAGAAGATTTAGCAGGTGTTGAAGCTATCTCTGTTGTAGAATTCCCTGCAATAGAAGAAAACTTTATAGCACTAAATCAGCAATTACAATTAGCTAAAGTAGATGATGAAAAGCGTATCTTAATGGGTGCTGCTTTAGTTCCAAATAAAAACATTTACAGAAGAAATGGTGATGACGAGTATTACATTTTCTTTTCAAAAGATACAGTAAGAAAAGCAAGTGAATTATTCTTAATGAATAGCAACCAAAACAATGCTACATTAGAACACGAAAGTAAATTACAAGATTTGTCTGTAGTTGAATCTTGGATAGTAGAAGATGAAGAAATGGATAAGTCTAAAAAGTATGGTTTAAACGCTACCGTTGGAACTTGGATGGTTAGTATGAAAGTAAACAATGATACTATTTGGAATGACTTTGTAAAAACAGGAAAAGTAAAAGGTTTTTCTATAGAGGGAATGTTTGCTGACAAATTAGAAATGAGTTTGCAAAAAGAAAAAGAGCAAGAATTAATTGATAAGATAAAAGAAATTATCTTAAACAACGAAAAAAAAAAGATTAGTTTAGAAAGTTATAGCGACTATCCTGATGCAGTTAGTAATAATGCAAAAAGAGGAATTGAACTAAACGAAAAAAATGGTAATAAATGTGCTACACAAGTTGGTAAAGTTAGAGCGCAACAATTAGCAAACAAAGAACCAATTAGTGAGGAAACTATTAAACGTATGTTTTCCTACTTAAGTAGAGCAAAAGAATATTACAATGAAAACGACAAAGAAGCTTGTGGTACAATAAGTTATTTGTTATGGGGTGGTGATTCTGCTTTAAGTTGGTCTGAACGTAAATTAGAACAAATAAAAAATGATAAATAAATTAATAGAAATTATGAGTAAAACAACAAGTCCAAAAGGTGGTAAAAGAGGTTGTCTATGTAAAGACAATACCTATAATTCAAAATGTTGTAATGGTGAATTGCAAGAACAAGGTATAGGTACTACAGTTCAACAAGGTGGTGCTACTATTACTATAGTTGATGGTACAAAAACTATTGTTAGAAGCAATGGTTAATTAACTAATTTATAACAAATAATAATAATAAGTATTAATAACAAAAATTAAATTTTTAAAAATGAGTGTAATTAACGAAATCAAAACTCTTTTGGGTATGGAAGTAAAACTTGCTCAAATGAAACTTGACAATGGTACAGTTATCGAAGCTGAAGCTTTTGAGCCACAACAAGCTGTATTTATTGTAAATGAGGAAGATAGAATTGCAATGCCTGTAGGAGAATACAAACTTGAAGATGGAAACATTTTAGAAGTTGAAGTAGAAGGTATTATTGCATCTATTGAAATGCCTGAAGAAGAAATGCCAGAAGCTGAAGTTGAAGCACCTGCTGAAGAAGAAGTAGTTGTTGAAGCTAATGCAGAAGCTGCTCCTAAAAAGGTAATTGAATCAATCACTAAAGAAATGTTCTTTTCTGAAATTGAAAAATTAAGAAATGAAATTGCTGAATTGAAACTATCTAAAGTAGAAGAGGAAAAACCTGAAGTTGCTAAAGAAGTTGAATTAAGCGTTGAGCCATTAACTCATTCACCTGAAGTGAAAGATGTTAAAGTTCAAAAATTTGCAGCTAACAGACCAATGACTACTCAAGATAGAGTTATGGCAAAACTTTTTAATTAATAAATAATAAAACTAAATAAATAAAAATGGCTACTACTACAAGTATTACTACAACTTATGCAGGGGAATTTGCAGGTAAATATATCTCTGCTGCTTTATTATCTGCTTCTACTATCGAAAATGGTGGAATCGAGGTAATGCCAAACGTTAAATACAAATCTGTTATCCAAAGAGTTGGAACAGATGGTATTGTTAAAGATGCAACTTGTGATTTCGATGCTACTTCTACAGTTACTTTGACTGAAAGAATTATGCAACCAGAGGAATTTCAAGTAAATTTACAACTTTGTAAAAAAGACTTTCACGCAACTTGGGAAGCTGTATCTATGGGATATTCTTCTTTTGATTCTTTGCCACCAAGCTTTGCTGACTTCTTGATTTCTCACGTAGCTGCTAAAGTTGCTGAAAAAACTGAACAAAACATTTGGAGAGGTGTTAATGCAAACGCTGGAGAATTTGCAGGATTCACTGCTTTATTGGCTGCTGATGCTGCTTTACCATCTGCTCAAGAAGTTGCAGGTACTACTGTTACTGCTGCTAACGTTGTAGCTGAATTAGGAAAAGTTGTTGATGCTATCCCTGCTGCACTTTACGGAAAAGAAGATTTATACTTATATGTTTCTCAAAACATCGCTCGTGCTTATGTTCGTGCTTTAGGTGGATTTGGAGCTTCAGGTTTAGGTGCTAACGGTACTAACGCTCAAGGTACACAATGGTATAACAACGGTTCATTATCTTTTGATGGTGTTAAAATCTTTGTTGCTAATGGATTGGCTAATAACGTAGCTATTGCTGCTCAAAAATCTAACTTGTACTTTGGTACTGGATTGTTATCTGACCAAAACGAAGTTAAAGTAATCGATATGGCTGACATCGATGGAAGTCAAAATGTAAGAGTAGTAATGAGATTTACTGCAGGTGTACAATACGGAATCGTTCAAGATATCGTAACTTACGGAATCACAAACTCTGCTAACTAATTAGATTAGCTTTTTTTAAATGAAAGGGGAGGTAAAATGCCTTCCCTTTTTTTATTAACTTATAAAAAATATAAAAATGGCTTGTGAAATCGCTTTAGGTAGAACGGAAAAATGTAAAGACACTACAGGTGGTCTTAAAGCAGTTTACTTTGTGAACTGGGGAGATATGACAGGAGTTACTTATGACGTTACTAATACAGATGCTATTAGTGCAGTTGCAGGTACTCCAAGTGCATACAAATATGAATTGAAAGGTAATAGTTCATTTGAACAAACTATCACTTCTTCAAGAGAAAATGGAACTACATTCTTTGAGCAAACTTTAAATTTAACTTTAAAGAAATTGTCTATTGTAGACCACAAACAAATTAAATTACTTTCTTATGGTAGACCACAAGTTGTAGTTGAAGATAACAACGGAAACTTATTCCTATGTGGTTTAGAACACGGAATGGAAGTATCAGGTGGAACTATTGTAACGGGTGCTGCTATGGGAGATTTAAGTGGATATACATTAGTATTAACAGGACAGGAGCAAGTTCCTGCAAACTTCTTGACTACTACTTTAACTTCTGCTGGATTTACTGTAGTATCAGGTTCATAATTGTTTGTTTTTTTGATTGGAAATTGGGTAACTTAGGTTACCCTTTTTTTTTGTTTTAAAACAATTTTCAATTTATTGTATTTATAAATAAAAAAATATATGATTATTTTAAGAGAGCAAGGAACTGCACAAACTTTAAAGTTCATACCAAGAAGTTATGGAGCAGATACCATAGTATTAAGAAATGAAACTACGAATGAAGTACAAACTATTTCAGCAACGTTTGTTTTAGATTCTTATTACTTATCTACTTCTAAAATATTTGATTTAAAAGAGAATACATTTTACAATCTAACTATTAAAAATGGTGTTGAGGTTGTATATAAAGATAAAGTTTTCTGTACAAATCAAGTATTAAAAGATTACACAGTAAACAAGGATGAATATGTAGCAAACACTACAAACAATGATTTTATAATTTATGAGTAATATATCAATCGTTCAATTATCGGCTTATACAAGTCCTGTAATTAAAGAAAGTAAAAAGGCAGATTATATTGAGTATGGCGTAGATAATAACTACTTTCAATACTTAATAGATAGATACTTGTATTCTGCGACAAACAACGCTATTATTACTGGTGTTACTAATATGATTTATGGTAAAGGTTTAGATGCTTTAGATTCTAACAAAAAGCCAAATGAGTATGCACAAATGCGTAGTATTATTAAAGGTGACTGCCTTAAGAAAGTAGCTTTAGAAAGAAAGATGCTTGGAATGGCTGCTATGCAAGTAATAAAAGAAAAAGGAAAGGTTAAAAAGATTGACCATTTTCCAATGAGTACATTAAGAGCAGAAAAATGCAATGATAAAGGAGAAATTGAAGCTTGGTATTATTACCCTGATTGGACTAAAAAGAAACCTTCTGAAGAAGCTAAACGTATTCCTGCATTCGGATTCGGAAATGGTAATGAAGTTGAGATGTATGTGGTACATCCTTATGTTAGTGGATTTCACTATTACACTCCTATTGATTATTCAGGTGCTTTACCATATGCTAAATTAGAAGAAGAAATAAGTGATTACTTAATCAATGATGTTCAAAACGGATTTAGTGGTACTAAAGTAATTAACTTTAATAATGGTGTACCTTCTGAAGAAATGCGTGACAAAATTAAACGTGATGTGTTAGGTAAATTAACAGGTTCACGTGGTGAAAAAGTAATTGTAGCATTTAATGCTAATGCAGAAAGTAAAACTACAGTTGAAGATATACCATTAAACGATGCACCTGCTCATTATGATTATTTATCAAAAGAATGTTTTGAAAAGTTAATTGTAGGTCATAGAGTAACATCTCCAATGCTTTTAGGAATTAGAGATACAGGTGGTGGTT